CACACACGCAGCACGGTTTACCGTCGCAAGCGCTTGGCGGGTAAAATACACAAGTATCGCAACCCATCACTCCACCTCCTGCATCCAAAACTCACGCATGCAGTCCCCGCATCGCGGGCGTATTGGGGAGGCGCAGCCACCAGTTTTGTTTCTGTAAGCAGCGGAGACTGCAATCGGACATATCGATATGGCGCCGTCTTTAGTCAGCCCCGCCTCTGGCCACTGCTCCAAAAACACGTCCTGCCGCGTCTTGCGCGGATGCTCCCGAGACCACTGTTCCACCATCGCAACGGTTTTTTCGAGAAGCTCAATGGCGTTATCACATCTGTCACCGTGATACTCACACTTTGCGCAATCATTGGACGATCGGCACATCCGTCTGCATTCGCTAAAAAATTCTGCCACATCCATATTTACATCTCCCCGCGTCCCACCGCGCCTGCTGCATAAACGACAACTGCTGGCGCAGGTCGTCGATTATCCTATCTTTACGCGCGAGCATCTCTTCACAAATTGCGCAGTTCGCAATCAGTTCCAAAGAATTGGATTCAAATTTAAGGTGCTGGAAGTGTTCTTCGCGCGCATATTTCAGCAGCATCTGCACCGCATACCGAGCAGCCGGTGAAAAATCAGTACAAGAGTGCGGTCGATCCAAAAGCTCCTGTACGTTTTTGATTTCTTCTGCGTCCGGCGCAAAGTCGAACTCTTGTGTGTAGTTTCCCCATTTCTCGTTACCCACGGTGCTTTTCCTTCCTTTCAAAGTTGTGAAGGGCGAGTTCTTCATTGGTTGCTGTCATTGTTAGCCCTCCTGTTCCAAAATTCGATTGCCTTTCCCTTACCGTCGCCTTGCTCATAATAGTCAGGGAAAGCCTTCCCAAGTGTTTTGCATTTTGGGCATTTCACGACGCTCATTTGATAGACGTATATCAGCCTCGCCTTTCCGCCGCAAAAGGGGCAGGGTTTCAATTCAGGCATATCAAGACGCTCCTTTCAGTCTGAGATTCTTGTAGACAGGGTAGCCCTGATACACGACCTTGCCGCCGTGCCACTCCGGATGCGTTTCCATATCGGCATTGAACCGCTTGGCGGAACAGGCAAAGTACCCGTTGGACTTGCACCAAATCTTGTATGCGTCAAAAAGGGACTTCGAGCGGATATTGACTCCCTCGGCCTGCTCACAGCGTTCTTCGAGGAATTGCAGGCACAGGTCGTTGTCACGCTCGTACTGGTTGACCACCTTCCGCATAGCGGGAGACATTTTCAGACCGAAACGCTTGTACTTGAAGTATCCGGCGACCAGCCAAGCGAAAATGCCCTGCATGGCTTCCTGCGTCTGAAACTCATTTTTCAGGTTCTTGTCCTGCTCCGCTTCGGTGAAGTGACGGTTGAACTCGATCACTCGCACACGATCGGAAGCAAACAGAGACTTGTCGCTGACGGTCGGAAGGTCGTTACAAGAGAGCCAAAGGGTGAACTGCGGCAGGAAGGTCGTGGCAGTTTCATAGAGGTTTCGAGCCTTGATTTCTTCGCCACCTGTGAGCTGCTTGATTGTTTCCTCGTCCAGCTTGCCATACTGGTTACTCTCAGCCATCGTGACAAACCGCTTGCCTTTCAGAGAAGCCAGCATAGGGTTCGCTGCTTCGGCATTCTTCGACCGCTCTGCCTTGCAGATGATCGACACGGGGGACACGGAAGCATAATCACCGAGAAGGTGATGAATTGCCGAGAGCATGGTAGACTTGCCGTTGCGAGTGGTCTTGCCATGGAGAATGAACATACATTCCTCATTTGCCACGCCCAACATAGAGTACCCCAGCGCCTTTTGCAGATAGTCAGCCTTGTCTTCGTCATTACAAGTGACCTCAGCAATGAACTTCTCCCAGCGGCGGCACCGTGCGTCCTGCAAGGTGTAGTTGAAGTTGGTCTGCATGGTCAGAAAGTCGCGCCAGTCATGCTCCCGGAACTCCATCTTTTCGAGGTCGAAAGTGCCGTTCTTACAGTTGATAAGGTAGGGATTTGCGTCAAACTCCGCCGAAGCGATGGGAAGTACACTGGCAGCGTCCTTCATCAGCCGGTCACGGAAGCGCCGGTCGCCCATCTTCACGATGAACTTCATGTACTCGGTGCGGCGTTCTTCGTTGGCAATCTCGCCACAGTAGAGAGCCATCAGGCGGCAAAACTCCTTGATCTTTTCCGCTACCAGCAGAGAACCCGTGTCTTTACGCCATGCACCATCTTTGTAAGTGAACCAGCTTTTCGCCTCGGGGCAGTAGCGGGTATCATTTTTGTAGCACTCGGAGAACAACTCCGCCATGCCGGACTCGTCCCACGAATAGCCCGTCCCGCTGATCGGGTGGCTATGCTCAGGCTGTGCTTCCTTAATCTGAAACATCACTCTGGACTGAGCTTCGTCCATGATGTAGCGACCATTGGAAAGCTGGAAAAGAGCCTGTTCTTCGGGAGCCGTCATAACTTCATCACTCATGGATTTCACCTCCTTTGTCTTTTCCGTTTGGATTAAAGTTGGAAAGTGCGCTTTTACAAGCTCGGACACCCATCTTATAGCCGTCTTTTTCACGACCGCTTAGACGCTTGCGATATAACCGCTCTTTATCAAGTAGGGCAGATAACGCCATCTGCAAACTGTCATATTCAAGTTTTGTCATCATCTACACCTCCGTCCATCTTCGCGCCGCAGTTGGGGCAGATAGGGTAGATGCCATTTTTATGCCACTGATAGTCTCTGTGCATTGCCTCCCCGCCGCATTCCGAACAGTCGCAGCAATAATTACTGTTCTTCCAGTGTGGTCGAATCCACCGCCCATGCACCACCGGCGCAACGTCGGCGACCGGCAATCGGTGTACTGCTTCTTTTGCCTCAAAAACGCGTTCTCTCGCCTTGTACCCGGCAGTTCTGACGTACACCTTCATTATTGCGTGAATCGCCGCTTCCCGTTCGATGTATTCAGCCATATTCTCACTTCCTTTTCTTAATCGCTCTTACCAGCGCTACAGCGAGGCAAGCCTGCGAGTCTTCGTCCCACCATGCGCATTTCTCGCCAGAACATAGCAAGGTTTGATCTTCGCTCGGATTGAGCGGACAATATTTGTCAAGCGCGTTTTCCATGCTTACCTCCAATAATTAAAGCGGTCGAAGATATCAAGATTACGTATTTTCTTCCGCCGATCATTTTCGATTTCCTTACGGCGTAAGTAGTCCGCGTGTTCTTTTCGATATCGTTCGCACTTAGCGTGACAACCCGGATGCCTGTCCGGGCATTTGTAACAACATTGAATACCAGTAGTCATCTTTTATACCTCGTCACGGAATTTACAATTAACTCGACCTCGGACTGCGGGAGAGGGGGCTTGCAGGCTTGGGAGTTGGCGTACAACAATTCTTTGTAAATCTCTGCTTTGGTGTATCCTTGGTTATGGAGCTGACCCGCCAGAGAAGTCAGGCTGAGGTTCCGACTTCCCGGTGTGATAGGCGGGTATTCGGGCTTTAACCTCAGCTTGCCGTTTTCAGGGCGGCGATAGATGGGAGAATATATTCGGGCACCGTTGGTAGGGACATTATTGTCCTTAACAACATCGGGAAAATACTTCTCAACCACATAGTCAATCGCTGACTGGTTTTCAACAATCTCGGAGAAGATCAAAACCTCGCCGGTCATGATAAAGTACCGATTGCTCTTGTAAATCTCCACGGCGGCACGGTTGTTTTTGCCCTTGAAAGGTAGCTCACCACGAACGAGAATGTGAACCCCTCTCCCGCTTCTTGACTTTTCTGTGTAGGAGTGGCAACGACCGATAATGTCAGCCGCCAGCGGGTTCAGAAGCCCGTCAGTAAAGCCATCGTCAATATCGATACCGATTATCCCGTTACCATGAAATACATAGCCAAGACCGTCATAGTAGCCGTGCTGGACATTGTGTTCAGCGTCAATGTAATTTGACCATGTATCAGGATTAGAGGAAGAAGCTGCCTTTCTGACGGTGGCCTGCATGGGAACTTTCGATCCGTTCCACACATTGACCCATGCCTTTTCCGCTCGAAGTTCAGCGGGTATATTCTCATACATTGTTGCCACCTCAGCTTCCATACGGGCTGGGTAAAGACCAGTCCCAAACTGTCCCGTTTTTGTAGCCAGTTCGGAAGTGATTTCGCTTCCCGTCACCGGAAAAGAATAAATATTTACTCGGAAGAACTCGACCGACTTCCGTCTGCCCGTCTTTCTCTGCATACCAGCGGGATAGCACATCTATACAGAGAGTAATCAACTCGTCATCTACTGGATTACCCTCTCGGTAGCCTACGAATTGGTACGGGGCTGTCACCACCGCTGTTATATCGCCGTAGCCATGATCGACCCGGTTGAGCACGCACCACACACAAGCAGCTTTCTCAGTGTCAGAGCTGACCCCTCTGGCTTCTCCCCATAGCATTTTCGCCAGTACAATCACTTCCTCGTCTGTCCACGGCTGAGGTGTCACCTCCGGCTCTGATTCCGGTGTGACTACCTCTACCGCCTCGACAACGGGAGAAGGTTCTTCAACCTCAACCGTGGGCATTTTCCAACAGAGAACGGTGATAATGATGACGAACCATAGGGAGATTGTAATTGTTAGCTCTCGCAAGGAGTCTTGACCTTGCTGGACTTGGGCTTTGTCGAGGTTCCAGCAAAATAGAACTTGTCATCTACGCAGATGGGGAAATCGGGAAAGAGCTTGCTGGCGGTCTGCGTTCCACGAGAGCAAATCTGCTCTGCCGCCGCCAGCGACATTTCATCTTTCACGAAGTCTTTTCCAGCAGCCATGATATACGGCACTTTGCCATCAATGCTTTTCAGTTTCATCGGATTCTTTCCTTTCTTTGTTCCATGCTTCAACATCAACGCCGATACGCTTCAACATTTCTTTGCAGAGCCATGTGTAATCGTCCGGCATCTGATAATACTGAATAAGGCGGTCATGCTCGGCAGAGAAAGCGTCATAGAATTCCCGCAGGCGTTTCTTGCCGAAACCAAGGTGGACATGGAGAGTGTAAAGCACCATAGCGTCAATGTCATCGGCGTACCGCCTGTCGGCTTCCACGACCTGACGATTGATTTCCATCTCCATCGCTTTCTTCTCGGCGGCAGTTAAGACCGCACCAAACACCTTGCTGCCAGCTTTCTTCACCCTCATGCCACAATGTCCTCGAAGAAGACGGGGTAGGTCTGTTTCAACAGGGTCAGCAGCATATTGGCAACAATCCGCATATCGGGGTGAGCCGCAGGAGCGCAACGGAGTTTACAGAAATGTCGCCATTCTCTGAGATCGGCGGTCATGACCACCTCGGTTTTTAGGCTGTTCGGAAGGACAGATCGAGCTTCCTGCGGGCTGCAACCCTCGTTCAGCAGATCGAAGTAGGCAACCTCGGCGTTCTTGCACGACCGCTTCCAGATACGGTAGGGGGAGTCGGTGTCGGCAAAAGTGCAAGGACGAACGACGGTGATCTCGCCGCCGAAGCCCTCTTTGCCGTAATTGCAGTACCGAGTGGACTCCTGACAGAACGCTGCCAGACGGTGGCGGACGATCTCGTGGCTCACGCCCCGGTCACAGATAAAGCGGACGGTGAGAGAGCCATGCTCAATGACCGCTTCATGACCCCGGTTGATAATGCCCCGGACGAACTTCTCCGCGCTTCCGTCCGTGATTTTATCCTCGGACTTGTAGCAAGTACGCCCAGCAGCTTCGATGGTGGTCAGGAGCGTCTTATAATCAGGAGCGTTGATAAGCTCCACAGAAGGTTCAATGATTTTCATTTTTACTCTCCTTTTCTCGCTGTTCTTGGTAATCACGGTATTTACGGGTGTACTCATAAGATTTGCCAAAAACATGAAGTGCTGCTCGATAGAGATTGGGTTCATACTTTTCGGCAGCGGCGAGTTCAGCTTCAAAGTCTTTACCAAACGGACAGCAAGCACAGCCCGTGCGACGTAAACCGTATTTCGAATAACAGTCCGAATGAGTTACATCAAAGGCTTTCTCGTAGGCTTCCTTGTCTGCATTTTTGAACCAGAAAATTAACCGTAGAGAACTGCACCCGCACGGAATATCATCAAAACAGGACTTATACGCCACTGCTCTTGCCCCGCCCTCGTATTTCCGAACACCTGTGATCGACAGATCAGAAGTAAACTCCTTTTCAGCTTTATGAGCAGCTCTCTTTTTAGCTCCTTCGCAACAACCAGCAGAAATCAGAAAAGACGGAGGATTGTCAATCATAAACTCTTTCAACCATTTATGATTTGAAATGTTCAACCGGCTTGTCTCGCCCCATTCGTTACACCACCACCGAAGTGCAGCTTTACAACGAGGGTATTCTTGATAAAGTTCTTCAAACGGACGATTTTCCCATTTGAAGCCGTGACGCTGTAATCGGTTAATCCATTCACTGACCTGTTTACTTAGAAACGGAAGCCCGTATTTTTTACACCCGAGTGGAACTGGAATGGGAACTCGCATACGGTTAATTGAAATGCCATACTTCTTTTCGAGAAATATCAAATGATCTTTCGTAGCTTTGAACTCTAATCCTGTATCGAAAAACACATACTGAACCGTACTGAGTGGATAACCAATGCGCTCAATCATGTCAATGACAATATCGGAGTCGGATCCACCGCTTACAGATACCATGATCTTAGGGTACATTGTGGATAATTCCATTTCAGAATTGCCCCCGTAACCGTGTATCTTATTCCACGCCTTGACGAACGCTGCTTGAATTTCTCCTGTAATCTTTGAATTATCAAGAGAATTGAGGAAGTCGGTCATGGAGTTATAAGTCTTCATTGTTAGACCCCCGCAACATGGCTTGCCAGCATATCGGCTTGGTGTGTCCACAGCACATTCGGGTACTGGCGGACGGCTCTGGTGTAATCGTTCCACTCAGACTTGTCGGTGAAAGCACCCATGTGATAGCGGATACACATGATTTCTTCATCAGTCAGTGTGTAGAACTGAGAGAGAAGCATGACGGACTTATCGCCGTGACCTTTCAGAAGGGTGCCGGGATTGTACTCCCACGCCTGTTCGTCATAGATTGGTGTGCGCCCACCATTAAATTCTTCAATGTGGCCTGTTACCGGGTGGCGGTACTGGTCGATCTTACACAGGTCATGGAACATACCCACGATGAAAGGAGAACGAGCCTTGCGCCAGATCAGGTGATTGGCCTGAGTGAGCGCCAGAAGGTACTCCGTGACCATGCGGGAGTGTTCCAGAAGACCGCCCTCGTAATTGCCGTGGTACTTGGTAGAAGCAGGAGCGGTGAAGAAGCCGTAGGCCATCAGGTACTCCATCATGTCATCGGAAACAACAGGGGTTCCGTCAGGCAGCTTCATGAAGTTCAGAAAATCGGTCACTTCGGACTTGGAAAAGCAGTCAGCCATGATAACCCTCCCCGAAATATTTCTCGCATTCACTCACGGGACACTCGCAAGCGTTGAGAGGGTGGTCATCGTTCCACTCCCCAAGTTCTACTTCTCTCACCTCGACATGGTGTGAAAAAATATCCAGAGCTTCAGTTGTGACTTCTTCGAGAGCAGTCTTTACATCTCTCTTGTTACATTCGCCAGCGGGGTCAACGAAATAGCCTGTGAATTTGAAAATCTTAGCCATTTTCGTACTCCTTTCTATGGATACTCTTTTCACTGTCGAACCCATCAGGGTAACGAGCCAGCAGCTTATCGACATTGTGCTGTGCCACATATTCGAGGGTCACACCCAAGCCGGTCGCCAACTGTGCGACATACCAGAGAACATCGCCCAGCTCGTCAATGAGCTTTTCACGGTCAAGGTCGTGACCCTGAAACAAGGATTTTTTCACGAGGTCGATACACTCACCCGCTTCGCCACACAGACCCATGACCCCATTTTCGATGAGACCCTGATTGGTCAGCTCATGGTTGGTCGTTCGATAGGCGAGTACCTGATAATCATTCAGCGTCATCGTCAGCGACCTCCTTCTCCAACTCTGCATACAACATCGTGTGCATATGGACGGACTCGGACTGGCAGATAGGCCGCAGAACGGTTCTCTTTTTCAGAGTCCACCCATCACGCAGAGCCGCATTTACTTCATCGTCAAAGTAGGTGTTATTGTTCAGCCGATTCCGGATGGTTTTAATCTGCAACATCTTTCGCAACCTCCATTTCCAGCACGGTCATAATGGCGTAGTTGGCAAGGTCAATCAGGGTGTCTCGGATAGACTCGTCATTGACCTTCTGCTCACCGCCACGGGAGAGGGTCTTAAACCGGCTAAACTTATCTCCCAACCGGATACGAGCCATCGCCATTCCTTCTTCAACGAAGGTCTGGTGGAAGCTGTCACCGTAGTCATGGTTCTTACGCTCATAGAGCCTGTTGATCTCCTTGCAGATTTCAGCGTGGCGCTGAACCTTGGAGAGCGAACAAATATAGGCTTCTGCCATTGTAGCTTATCCTCACTTTCAACATAGTTTTCAACATACCATTGGCGAGGGAGAGCGTTTTATTTTAGCCCTCCCTCGCACCCGGTATCAGCCAAGGAGAGCTGTCAAATCCATCGGGGTCTTCGGAGCGGTCTGAGAAGCCGCAGGAGCGGTTTCAACAGCAGGGGCAGCAACCGTCGTATTGCTAGAGCCGTCCCAGCCCTCAGAGGGGCGTTTATCCGTCAAACGGACGAAGGTAATGCTCTGTCCGGGCTTCTTCTTGTTCTCCTGAACATCATGCTCCACATCGCACTCGATGAAGTGACCAATCAGGTCGGTGTGGTCGATCTCGGTCAGGTCGAAATTGTCGAGGGCGGTCTTGGCGAAGTAGCTGAAAGCGTTGTATGCACCCTCGTTGGGAGAGCCATCAGATTTCAGCAGAGAGAAACGCTCGATGTGCTTACTGCCGGTCTGCGTCTGCATATAAACTTCCAGCTTGCCGAAGTCCTCCTTGTACTTCACATCGGTAATCTGAAAGACATGAGTACCTTCGGGAATGAGGGTGAAACCCTCGGTGAGTCCGATTTTAGCCATTGTTTTTGTCCTCCTTCATGGCGTAGAAATTGAGCTGTTCTGTGTACTCGCAGGGGAAGATGATACCAACCAACTGGTCTTCGTCATCAGGGTACTTGGTGTACTGCTTGACCAGCAGGGCTTTCGGTACACCCTTGTCGCTGTCCAGATCGTAAGCGTACAAGATTTCGCAGAAGTCAGACTTCTCGATCAGCGACCAGTCATCGTTGGTGATGGGAAGGGTCACGGTGCTGTCCTGCGTAGCGAAGATACGGACACAATCCTTGATTGCGCCGTCCGGCTCAGGCATGATTGCCTTGACCAGCGTGGCGTACTCGGTGCAACCGACCTGAGAAATCAGGCGACCAATGCCATCAGGCATTTTCTCGTTGCTGTACCCGGTCACGCTGCGGATACCATCGGGAATGAGCATAAGTACGGACGGGGAAGCAAGCCAGCGGTCGCCCATGTACTCATAAATAGCGCCACCGTCAGGGGCGAGGGACTTCACGAACTTTGAAAACTTCATAGATTATCCTTCTTTCTTAGGCATATTTTTAATCCAGCGTTTGATACGCCAGAAAGTCAAAACCGAAGGACATTCGGCAACCCACCGCTCAAACTTTGCGGCGTACTCTAACCGAGCATTAAGGCGCTTGCGGTGTTCCTGCTTCTCACTCATGT